AGTCAAACTGAGCCTGCGCCTGGGAGCGCATCTCCGCATAGCACTGTTCCTTGGTTTTCTTGTCGTCGCCATCGGTCTTTTCCTTGGCCTCAGACACGGCGAGGTGAATCCATTTCGGATGGGTATAGCTTCCGATGAGCGGGCTGTCCAGAAAGAGCTCCGGCAGGTACAGCACGTTGCCGTCCGCGTCCTCACCAGTCGGCATAATGCGGGTAACCACATCCGTCAGGTCAATGTCGTAGCTGATGCCCAGCAGATTTTTGGCCTGCCGGATCTGAACATTGCTGTCCTGGCCGACGCGCTTCACCACATACACGTCCCACCAGTCGCGGGTCAGTTCTCCAGTGTACTTTTCGACCACACCGCCTTCACTCAGCAGGGCATCCACGGGATTGCAGTTTTCAAACTCCACATCCTCGGCCTGGCTGTCCAGGTCGGAATAGAAGGTGAAGTCGTGTTCTGACAAGCAGGAGGAAGAAATCGTCTGCACAACAGAAGCCCCCACCGCAGAGGATGAGGGCTTGTAGGACTTGATCATATTGTCGAGCAGGTCATAGAACACATGCCGGGCGTAGACTGTGATCTTATCGAGCTCCGGCACCACCCGATAAATGCGGAAGGGCTGATCTCGCAGCTGCCGGGATTCCACCACGGAGGAGGTCGCCTCGGAAGCGGAACCTTCCGTGTGATCCAGCACCAAATAGGTGGTGGACATGTACCCGTGCTTCCCGTCAGGGGCGGTCACCTCATACCAGCTGCTGCTGGTCTTGGCGATGACCTGCACGAAGGAGCCGTTCTTATAAGTCGCCAGCACCTTATATTTGGTGCCCGGCCCGGAGCGCAGGCGCAGGGTGCCTTTCCGGGTTTCCGCGCCGGAGAAGTCCGTGTTTACCCGCCAGACCTCCGTCCGGTTGTCGTCGCCCGGGGCGGTGAAGTTGACGCGGGGCGTCATGGCGGCGGGCACCGGAGCACGGAGGATGCAGCCCTCCACCAGCCGCTGCCATTTCCCGGCTTCATCGATGGGATGCACCAGCGTCAGTTCGTATTCGCCGTTCAGCGTTTCCGTGACCTCCGCCGACAGCGGAGCCAGGGTTCCGTTGCCGTTGGTGGAAAAGTCGGTGCAGTCGGCAGGATAGACACAGATCATGGGGTATCACCTCCAGAAGGGTAAAAAGAAAGCGCCGTGTGATACGACGCAGAATTGTTATTCATCTCGGAAAGCTGGAATTATCTGAGGGCAGTTCTGGTTTATCCATTTCGGATCTTCCTGATCCCTTTCATGATTGCGTTTAAAGACATACCTAATACCGCGATCCATACTAAGGCGCTGGTAATTGCTGTAAGCGGCAGCATCCCCAGGTCTTCTCCGCTTGAATTGACCATGATCAGGGTATTCTGAAGCGTCAAGATCGATACGAGCGCATCGATAAAGCTGATTGTCCGAAGCAGCCAGACAAGGCTGTCCGACGATGGCTTTCGTTTTCTAAGATTGACAGACGCCATAATGACTTTATAGGTCGTATAAGCAGCCATCGCGATGGCCGGGATCAGCGTCAGGCTAACCGGTTTCTGTTGCCTGACCATGATGGATATGGGCACGACCAGGCTGATATTCAGGATCAAAAGCAAAAAGGATATTGCGAGAAAGGCCTTATCTCTTGCGTCCTCCTGCCTTCCATACCGATCCACCCTATTTGCGGCGGCAATGATTGAACCCCGCAAAATGGTCAGAAGGATATAGTACACACAGATCGTGCCGTGCCACAGGGAAGCATGATGTACACCGAGAAATCCGTTGTAAAACGCGAAAATCAGCGTCACCGCAAGGGAGCCCGCTGCCGTCGTATAGGTCTTAAAATCATACTCGGCTTTCCATCTGCCGAGAAAGCGTTTTATACTGTTCATTGTTCCTCCTGCCTGGAGGCCATCGTATGCCGTGCAATGAGCTCAATGATCATATCGATATCGTCCCGGCAATTATCTTCAATCCATTTTCCTATGATCGCCACTGTGCCTTGCGTATAGAAAGCGAAAACATATTTCCGTTCGCGTTCAGAGACACCGAAATGGGAAAGCGCTGGAGAAAAAACCGTTTGATACATGCTCTCAAAGGTCTTCTGAGACTGAAACAATTTGTCCTTCAGGTGGATCACCCTGTACGCTCTCATATTTTCTTTGATAAACCCCAGATAGGGCCTTAGATATTTTTCGCTTGTAAGGATCTCTCTGGTCGTGTCCCCCGACGGAATCGAAGACAGGGATTCCCTGAACCGGCGATTGATCATCTCCACAGTTTCTTCCAGGAGATCGTTCATGTTTTGATAGTGCAGATAGAACGTTGTACGGTTTACCCCGGCTTTCTGACAGAGTTCCTTGACGGTGATTCTGTCAAAATCCTTCTGTTCCAAAAGCAGCAGGAGAGCCTCGTCCATCAGCGAGGCTGTCCCGGCATATCTGCTTTCCTGCTTGTTCATTCGTTCATCCTCATTCTTCCGTGATCTGCCCCGCGAGAGCCAGAATATCAGGAGCATACTTTTTCATCGATTGATCACGGATCTTTTTATAGATCGGATAGTTAAACGAAACCCCGGCGATCCCGATCACCCCGATGATGATGCCAAGCATCATATGCAACGTGCTGCCGTTTCCAATGACCTTCATTGAAAGGCACAGCCCGACGCCCAACAGCAGCGCCATCACGCTTCCAAAGGTAAACGCAAAAATGTTTGCCGGCCGTTTGGCGCGGTTGTCCAGCTTCCTGAGTGCGATGATCTTTCTGGTCTCCTTCGGCGCATACTCGCTGGCGATCTTTTCTGCATAAGTCTTGTCGGTGTTCATCATACATACCTCCTTGATTTGGTGTGATCGTATTTTATCAAGGAGAACAACTCGCTGGAACTACACGGAAAAGAGAAAGTGTCGATTTGCTGAAGGCGACAGGTAGATCCCGAGCTTCCGGGGCTTCCTGTACCGGTTGAACCGGCATTTACACAGTTACGCATTCTCCGTCTTCCGGAACCTGGATCATAGAAAGACCTCTCTCGTCCACGAACGCTTTTATGTCTTTCCGTGCAAGCAGAGCGTGATTGACACTATCCAGATGGGATCGAAATGGATTTCCCGACATCAGGACATCATATAATTATCTTTTATGACAATTTCTCTCAGGTGATCCATGGTCGTGTCCAGTTCATTGCTCAGTCTCGCGCACTTTAACAGCGCTGTTTCGATTTCTTGATGATCCGTTAAGTCCTTTTTATATCGAAGCTGATGCTCAAGGCTTGCCCATGAATCCATTGCAACGGTGCGCAGTTGTACCTCAACCTTCATTATGCGCTTTTGATTTGATAGAAAAATGGGGATCGCTATAATGAGGTGAAGACTTCTATACCCGTTCTCCTTTGGTGAACTGATATAATCTTTTCTTTTTATCAGGATAATATCGTCCTGCTCAAGCAGTGCCTTTTCAAGATAATATACATCGCTGACAAAGGCACAAACCACGCGTATACCGGCTATGTCAGCGATTCCCTCTTCAATTGCTTCTATGCTTGGAGGAAGATTTTTCCGAATCATCTTTTCTCTGATGCTGACGCCGTTTTTTAATCGCGTATGGATATTGTTGATAGGATTCCTGTCATGCAGAAGGGAAAACTCCTCATTCAGGACGCGGAATTTTGTCTCTATTTCCAACATAGCACACTGATAGCAGGACATAAGCCGTCTAAAAGTCAGCAGCATTTCTCTTGCTTCCTCCGGCGTTTTGTCACCAAAAATTTCTTTGAGTTGTTCTTGAAGCATATCGTTTGAGGTTTTTTCTTTATACTCTTTCATGGTTATGCCACCTCTTCCGTATTCAATTTTTTCAACGCCTTGCGGAACTGGAAATAGAAAAGAATACTTGTGAATGCCACAGCGATGACATCTGCAATTGGCTCGGCCAGATACACGTCTAACGCCTTATTTTCCAGTATACCGATACTCGGAACTATATAGATCAACGGAATCAGCAGGACGAACTTGCGTACGACAGCTACGATGATGGAACAGACTGCATTGCCGACAGAAGTAAATGTAAGCTGACAGGCAATCTGTATTCCAAAGAGGAAAATCGCCGCACAATAAATCCGCAGGGCTCCGACTGAATAATCCAGGAGCGCGGCGTCGCCGGAGAAGATCCCGGCAAATACTCTCGGAAACAGCATGATGGCGAGCCACAATACGACAGAATATGTCATACAAACCTTGAGAAGAAGGTGAAATGTTTCTTTTACGCGTCCCGCATTCCGAGCTCCGTAGTTATAGCTGGATATTGGCTGCGCTCCCAGACCGATACCCTGCATGGGCAGCATGGCAAATTGCATGGTGCTGGTGCAAATCGTCATAGCGCCGACAGCAATGTCCCCACCGTATTTCAGCAAAGAGGAATTGAAGCATGCTGCAATCACACTTTCGCTGATTTGCATGATGAAGATCGCCAAACCCAGCGTGACACAGGGAACGATCACTTCACCTTTCAGAGCGAGATAACAGCCCCGAAGTTGCAGCCGTGTCTTTTTGCCGCACAGAAAGACGATACACCAGACACAGGAGGCGGCCTGAGACAGAATAGTGGCCAGAGCGGCACCCTGTACACCCATATCAAATGCAAAGATAAACAATGGATCAAGCACAAGATTGAGTACTGCGCCGATCAGAACCGTCAGCATCCCGGTTTTTACAAAGCCCTGGGCCGTAATAAACATGTTTAAGCCCAGTTTCAGCTGTACAAAAGCTGTGCCGATGGCATAGACATTCATGTAAGAGACTGCATATTCTATCGTATTTTCACTGGCTCCAAACAGCAGCAGAATCTGCCGATTGAAAAGCAGCAGGATTGCTGTCAGAACAGCAGAGATGATCAGAAGCAGAGAAAAACAGTTTCCCAGAATGTTCTCTGCCGCAGTGTCATTTTTCCTGCCCATTTCGATAGATGCCCTTGGCGCACCGCCGGAGGAAACCAGAGCAGCGAATGCGGATACCATCAGGATGATGGGCATGCATACGCCGACGCCTGTTAGTGCTAACGCACCGTTTTCAGGCATGTGCCCGATATAAATCCGGTCGATCACGTTATAGAGCATATTGACCAGTTGGGCCACAACCGTAGGAACAGCCAGCCTGAACAGCAGCTTTTTGATTGGCTCACGGCCAAGGAATTCTTTATCATCCTGCACGGTTTAAGCCTCCTTCATACCTTTTATGGCATTTTCACCGATCTTGTCCAGGTACATCTGGAAATTCCGGATCTCCGTTTCTGACAGGCCAGCCATCAGCATCTCCAAATACGCGGACTGGGCGCTTTGCCCTCTGCTGATGATTTCATTTGACTCTGGCTGCAGAACAAGATGTGTCGTCCGATGGTCTCCGTTGCGACTTTCCTTTCGCAGCAGGTGTCTTTCCTCAAGAGAGCGGATCGAAATGGAGACATGTGATTTGGTGAGATATCTCCTTTCTACAATCTCCTTCGCCGTGTCATATTCAGGGTTATTGGCCAGAAAGAGAAGGATGTTTAATTCCATCGCCGTCAAACCATATTCGCGGCAGATCGGTTCCATCTGTTTCTCATAAAGCTTCATACTACAGGCAACAAAGTCCAATGCTTTCATGATGTTCCTCGATATCTTGAAATATTGAACGGTTCAATTTGAACTGTTCAATTTAAAATTATACTGCTGTCAATCATATTTGTCAAGATAATCGGATGAGCACTGTGCACCGGAAGATCATATAGATCGCCAATTTGGCTTAACAACCACCTTTGTCACCGTTCCAGTCCAACTGATGGCATTCGCTCCCGGTTTCAGCACCGGGAACTCCCCGGTCATGTGTTCGTTCATCAGGGTGCTGCCCAGGTAGGCTTCCTGCAGAGCGCAGTCCAGGACGATGCTCCCGGAGATGTTTTCCAGTTCCACAATGGTCGTACCCACCATGAGCGTAATGTCTCCGGAGCCGTACACCGTGAGGATCGGCTCGGCATAGACGCTTCCGGGATTGGTGACCATGGTGCCTGAGGTGGTAACGGTGATGGTGGCCGCGTCCTCCTGATACCAGAACGGAAAACAGCGGAAGTTGACGGCAAAGGCGCAGTGCGGGTTCCCCCGGAGCACCTTTTCAAAGGGGATCTGGTTGGCGATCCGCGCTTTGTAGTATCCGCCCGTCCGGTTGGCAAAGGTCACGGTGCCGCTGCCTTTCAGCCAGGCGGCGATGGCCGGGATCTGCGCCGGATCAGAGATAAAGCAGGTGGCAGTCAGGATCATATCGTCGTAGACGTCTTCGCCTTCAAGTTGCGTCAGGCTTCCCGGCCTGCCGGGCACATTGGTCTGGGTGCTGCGTTCGGCAGGGATAGTGATAGGCGGCTGCTCCGTCACATGGATGCCGTAGATGCGGCAGTCCACCCCGTTCCAGAGAAAATAGTCCTGCATGGTATTCCTCCAAATACGTCAAAAGGCCACCTTTTGACGAGTGGCCCTTTGGCGGTTGATTGTGATCAGTCGATTCTGCGGATGACGTCGATGCCGTGGATCGCCGCGAGGGTCGAGCCGTTCGACCAGGCGACATGAATGCCTCCTGCGTCATCCACGAACATGACCTCTCCGGTCAGTCCGGGAACCATGTCCTTGCGCGGTTCCTCAAACATCTGGACAAGCTCCACACGGCACCCGGTTGGATAATCCTCCCGGAGCTTTTTCAGCACCTCCGGCCTGATCTGCATCATGAATCCCATGGTGTTTCCTCCTTCCGTTGGGGTAGCAGTATTACTCACTCTGACTGCCCTGAAAGTCAAGTTAAATCAAGCCATCCGGAGCCCACGTCCGCGCTGCTGGCGTTTCGTCAGGGTGGCGATCTCAATGGCAAGGGAGCGGATATCCTGCTCATCCCGCACATAGAAATTGTTGCCGGACAGGTTGACGGAGCTCGTCTGGTTGTAGGTCTTCCGGTTGTCGTTGTTCCCGAAGGCAATCGCGCCTTCCTTAGCTTCACCCGTCAGGAAGCGGGCAGCGTTGCGGATTGTCCGCGCCTGCACCCGGCTTTCCTGCAGGACGCCTTCTCCAAAGCCCTTCATGGTCATGGAGCCGATCTCATCCCGGAATACACGCGAAGGAGAAGCAATCTTCAGTTCTTTCTTGGCGGCGTTCACGGCAGCGCGGGCTGCGGACTGCATGGCACTGACCACACCGGAGCGCCCGGCGGTAATGCCTGCTTTCAGGCCCGCCATGGCATTGGTGCCGATGGATTTCAGGCTGGTGGCGGTCAGGCTGCGAGAAACGGCGTTCTTTACATTGGCAGATACCGTTGTGCCAGCGCCACTCATGTCATAGGCAGTCAGAGCGCCAGCCAGCCCGGCCATCGCTGTCGTACCGGAAGGATTCAGGGCTTCACTGCCCAAAGCAGCATTGATGGCGGTTTCCAGATTGGATGCCAGGGTTGCCGCATCCGTGGAGAAGTCATAGCCGCCCATGCCTGCGCCGACGCCTGCCGCGACATATTCGCCAGCGGGCTTCATGCGCTCGGACGGACTGTTGATGATCAGCGCGGAGTTGATGGCGGTCTCCAGATTGGTCGCCAACGTTTCCGCACTGGTATCCCATCCGGCGGCAGTCATGCCTTCCGCGATGCCTTCGGTCACATTCTGGCCGACACCCACGGAATCCAAGTCCTGCACAAACTGCAGGATCTTGTTCAGGTTATCGATGTCCTCCTGGCTGACCTCCTGACCGTTCTGGATGGCGGTAACCACTTCAGAAACGTAGGTGGCCAGCTGGGCCACATTCTCTGGATCGAAGTCACTGATCATGGACTGGTTCAGCGTCCGCATGATGCCTTCGTTGCCGCCGTAGATGAAGTTGTACCACTGATCCAGGTCGCCCTTGGCATTCTTGATCCGCTGTTCGGCGGCGTCAATATAATCCATCAGGGATTTGGGCATGATGCCCGTCAGGGCGGTGCCGATTGCGGTCATGCCCAGCTGATCCACCTCGGCTACCTGCTCCCGCATTTCCGCGATGGCTTCCGGTGCACCGGTAATCTCTGTGGTCAGCAGGATGTGCATTGTGCCGTCCTTATCCAGGATAGCCACATCCTCGGGGCGGAGCATATCGGAGGTGACCGCTGTGACGGGGATCTCTTCGCCGTCCTTCCAGTATTTCACCCCGGATTCGCCCAGCACCCCGCTGGGGTCTTCATAGACCTCAGACAGACGGACGACGCCCTCCACCTCGACCTTATTGTTTCGCAGCCAACGGCGGTAGGCCAGCAGATCATAGCCGGACAGGCCCACCTGCATGTTCAGGGTGGGCTTCTTCACGCCTGCAGCTTCCTTGTATTCCGTGATGTAGGCGGTGAACTCCCGGAGGAGCTCGGACTTGTCACAGCCAGTCGCCTCGGCGAACTTGGTCACGATGCCTTCCACCTGGGCGGAGGTCAGCGCAGACACATCCACGTTCTCGGCTTCGGCGTATTTGGTGATCAGGCCAACGACATCAGAGGGCTTCAGGGCAGCGGTGGAAGCGCCGCCAGTGACCTCCTCATAGGCCATGACGAAGGCCGTCACCGCTTCCGGCGTCAGCCCGGTGGTATCAACCTTGTTGTTCTCCAGGTATTTGAACACATAGGCCGTGATCTCGCTGGGCTTCAGCTGGGTGACGTCGGTGCCGGATGCCAGTTCCTTGTAGGCGCTGACCATGGCGGTCACATTGGTGGGATTCAGCCCGGACACATCAGTGCCCGTGGTGGCTTCGGCATAGGTCTGCACATAGGCCACCAGTCCGGCGGGTGTCAGGGAGGATTTATCAGCGCCTTCCGGCTGCTCGGTGTACTTCGCCACAAAAGCATCCACCAGCGGCTGCTGTTTGGTCGCGTTCTCCGCTTCCGTGTATCCCTGAATGACCGCGTCCGTAGTGATCGCGCCGGGGTTGCTGGCCCATTCATTCCAGCGGGCCTGTGCTCCGGTCATATCCAGATCGGTGGTGATCTTCAGAACTTCCTCGCCGACAGCCTCGCCGAACATCTCGTTCAGGCTGGTCAGGTTGGTGTCCCACTTGTTCTGATTCAGGTAGGTCTGGATCGCGGCCAGCTGCTCCAGCGCGGAGGAGAAGTCGATATCCGGGAACATGGCCTGCACCTCGGATTCCGACATTCCGCTGTCCAGCAGGGACTGGATCTGGGTCAGCAGCGCGACATATTCCGTCAACGCTCCCTCGTCCATGCTGGAGGTCAGCTGGTTCAGCTGCGGCAGGAAGGATTTCTTCTCTGCGTCGGTGGAGGCCGCGCTGTACTGCCGGAGCAGCTGCATCAGATCGCCGACCTGTGTTTTTGCGGTCTGGATATCACTCTGCTGCCACACAGGCATCACGACGTCGGCCATCAGCTGGGCGTATTCCATGGCAGCGGCCCGGCGGTCACTGTTGTACTTTGCATTCAGGGCATCCAGCGCCTGCTGGCGTTCCGCGCTGTTCTCAATCAGCTGGATCAGGGCGTATTCCTTGTCGTACTGCTCATCCAGAGAAGTATTGACAGCGGACATGCCCTCGGCGGCGGCAACCATGGCGTTTTCATACACAGTGGCGCTGACTTCCTGCCCACGGGCTTCCGCACGAGCCACTTCGGCTTCCACCTTGTTCCGGATAGTGTCGAAGCCGTCCGTGTCGGCGGCGGACAGGTGGTATTTGACCTCAATGGCCTCGCGGGTGTCGATGAGCTCCTGCAGGCGGACTTTATCGCGCTCCGACAGCTTCCTGTTCTGCTTCTTTTTCAGCAGCCGGGCGATTTCCTTGTCCATGGAGTCCAGAGTGTCGATGTCAGCCTGCAGCTGTGCTGAAACGGAAGAATAGCCTGCCTGGTCGGCAGTTTCCTTCAGGCTGGTGAGCTCCTCACGAGTGCTGGCGGTCAGGCTCTTGAAGGATTCCGTCCATTCTGAAACAATATCGTTGGTTTCCTTCTTGCCGTCCGACCAGACGTCCAGCAGGCCGTTCAGCCATTCGCGGCTGTTCCCGGTGGCCCGCTTGAAGTCGTCCTTGCTCATGCCGAAGAAGGACAGGCCCTGGCTGCTGCCGTAGAAGGTTTCTGCGGCGGTTTCCTTCCAGGACTTGGCGGTCTTCGCCATGCCTTCCAGCGCTTCACGGGCGGCTTTCGCTCCGGACGCGACGTCTACCAGTTTCACCGCGCCATAGACCAGCGCAGCAGCGAGAGCGACCATAGCCACCTTGGAGGAAGCCAGTACCTTTACAAAGCCTCCGATCCCGCCGCCCGCCATGGAGACGGAAGCGGAGAACTTGCCGATGGCTGTGAAGGCCTTGCCCAGGGCTCCGGTGACGGTGCCGACCGCGCCCACAACCTTGCCCAAAACCAGCACGACGGGGCCGACAGCGGCGGCAAACGCGGCCCATTTCACGATGGACTCCCGCTGGGTCTTGTCCAGGGAAAGGAACTTCTGCAGAAGCTCGCCAGCCTTGTCGATGATCTGCTGGATCGTAGGATTCAGGTCGTCGCCGATCTGCCGGGCGAACATGAGCGCTGTGTTCTTCAGATTGGTCAGGCGAGATTTGGTGGTGGCATACCGCTTGTTGGCTTCATTGGTCAGGGCGGCATTTTCGCTCCATGCCTTGTTGGCAGTGGCCTGCGTCTTATTAAAAAGCTCCGATGCGTTTGTCGCACGGAGCAGGGTGTCACGAAGCCGGATCTCAGCGATGCCGATATCGTCCAGGGTTTTGATGGCGCTGACGCCTTCCTCATCCATTTTGGAAAGGCCCACGATAAACGCCTGGAAAGCGGAAGCGGCATCCCGCTCCCACAGATCCTTGAACTGGGATGCGCTCATCCCGGAGACGCGGGCGAAGTCCTCCAGCGCATCACCGCCCGTCGCGGCGGCAACCTCCATTTTGATGAGGGCCTTACTGAAAGCGGAGCCGCCCATCTGGCTTTCGATGCCGACAGAGGACAGGGCAGCGGCAAAGCCCAGGATCTGTGCTTCCGAAAGACCGACCTGCCTGCCCGCGCCAGCCAAACGCAGAGACATGCTCATGATCTCAGATTCGGTGGTGGCATAGTTGTTGCCCAGGTCAACGAGGGTGGAGCCGAGGTTCTGGAACTCGTTCTGGCTCATGCCCATGATATTGGCAAACCGGGCTGCTTCACTGGCGGCATCTGCAGCGACCATGTTCGTGCTGTTGCCCAGGTCGATCATGGTGCGGGTGAAATCGGCCAGGTGCTCGTTCTCAATACCCAGCTGTCCGGCGATGGACATGACCTCCGCGATATCCTCAGCAGAAGCGGCAACCTCCGTGCTCATCTGCTTGACAGAGTCGGACAGGCGGTCATATTCCTCTTCGGTGGCATCCACAGTCTTTCGAACGTTGGCAAAGGCGTATTCATAATCGACGGATGCCTTAATGGCGGCGGTGCCCAGTGCCGTGATGGGAGCCGTGACATGGGTCGTGAGGGATTTCCCGGCCTTGGTCATGGCCTTGGAGATCGTCTCACATTTCTTGGAGATAGCGGTCAGGGATTCGCCTGCCTGCGTCCATGCGGACTGCATCCGGTACAGCTGTTCCGTCAGCCTGCGGATCTCCGCTTCCGTGTCCTTCACAGCGGCTTTGGCGTTGTTCAGGTCAGTGGTGGCCTTGCTGACAGCGTCGGCGCTGTTCTGCATGGTCTTTTGCAGGGCCTTGACCTGGCCCTCCAGCTTGGTGACCTCGGCGGTGGCATCCGCATATTCTTCCTGGTACCGCTCCAGATTCTGCCTGGCGGCAATGGTGGCGGAGTCCGTTTCGCCCAGGGAATCGCGATAATTCTCATAGGCGTAGGTGGCCGCTTCCACCTCGAAGCGCAGGTCTTCCTGCCGGGCCTTGGCCTGCTCCAGCCGCTGGGTGTAGTCCTGATGACGGTCGTAGTTTTCCTTCAGCTTATCGTTCGCCGCTACCAATGCCCGGCTGTACTGCTCCACGGCCCGCTGCTGCTGTGTGAGCTTTTGCCCCAGCATGGACAGCTTGGCTTCCGTGCCCGCGATGGTCTTTTCATAATTCTGTACGCCAGCGCCTGCCAGACGGAAGGTGGACTCGGCTTCCTTGATCTGCTGGTTGATGGTGCGCATATTGCGCGAGAAATTGCTGGAATCCAGCGACAGCGCGACCACCAGTTCGCGCAGGGTTTCGGCCATAAGAATTCACCTTCTCCTGATTGTGGTTTTGTAGTAGAAGGCATATAATTGATATGCCCGTATGGGTTCAATGCTCCAATGGACAGATTTGAACAGGAATTGACAAGACCTATGGACTCTTACTGGATATACTGATCACGTCAAGGAAAGGAGACGAAAGCAATGGAGTGGCTAACCAGCATTCGAACAGCGATTGATTACATGGAACAACACTTGGAAGAAGACATCAGTGCGCAGGATGTTGCGGATCATGTGTACCTTTCTCCATTCTTTCTCCAGCGTGGGTTTTCTCTGATGACCGGTTATGGAATTGGAGAATACCTTCGGAACCGCAGGTTGTATCAGGCGGCAATCGACTTGCTGGAGTCAGACAACAAAGTAATCGATATCGCTTTTCGCTACTGTTACGACACTCCAGAGAGCTTTACGAAAGCATTCACCCGTTTTCATGGTGCGACGCCATCACAAGTGCGAAGTGGTGCAGCAGTCAATGTCTTTCTTCCCTTGAAGATCAATTTAACGATTCAGGGAGGCAGTCAAATGGATTACAAAATTGCACCTATGTTCCCGTTCAAAGTGATCGGATTTCAGAAGATCTTTGATACCGAAACATCCTATTCCGAAATCCCTAAGTTTTGGAATGAAATATGTGAGAAGTATGCCAATTCTGTTTATGCAGGCAATGCTCCGGCAAACCCTTATGAGCAAGCGCTGGTGGATAATTGTATCGGAGAATATGGTGTCTGCATCGATGACATTGGCGATGGGAAGTTCCGATATCTGATTGCCGGGAAATACACAGGCGGTGAGATCCCCGAAGGAATGGTAGTCTATGAATTTCCACGTGGAAACTGGGCTGTATTCAATTGTGTCGGGCCTAACCCGGAGACGCTTCAGAGTGTAAATACTCGTATCTTTAATGAGTGGCTTCCGGGAAATCCGGAATATGAACTCTCCGGGAATGCCACAGTGGAGTGGTACGATTGTGTGAACGGAATGATGACTGATCCGGATTACCATAGCGCAATTTGGGTGCCAGTAAAAGCCAAAGGATAATAATTCACGGTTTCACCCCCGGCCAGACTTCATCAATGAAGCGGTGCCGGGGTTTTTTCTTTTCCTGCTCCCGCCGGGCGTCCCATGCCCGCAGGAGCAGGAAACCCAGCATGTCCATTTCGTCGATCTCCTTCATTCGCCAGCCGTTCTTCATCAGTTCGTTATAGGTGGCATAGATGTATTCCGGCAGGGTCAGGCTTTCTGCGGGATCGTCACTTCCGGATTCTCCGCCTCCGCCAGAATCTGCTCCGCTTCCTGCACCGCCGGAATCGTAGGGAAAGTGTCCAGCACCTCCGTGGTCTGGGTCTGGGTGGCCATCAGCGCCAGAGCGATGTCATGCATCAGACGGTCTGCGGGATAGTTGTCATAGACCTCATCCGGGGTGAACTGGTTGTTGAACAGGATGCAGAACCACTTCACCATGGTGTCCAGGGCATCGGTCACGGTCAGCTGCTCCTGAGAGACATCCTTGCCCTCGGTCGCGTCCTGGGACAGGCGCACCAGCCTGCCGTACATTTTGGAAGCGGGCTCCATTTCGCGCAGGGCCCTGCCGGAAACGAAGTCCACAGTGTATTTCTTTTCACCGAGCGTACAGGTGATCATATTCATACCTCCAAAACTTCAAAAGTAGCTGCCGCACAGCGTCATGGCTATGCGGCAGCGGGGTGATGATTACGGATTAGGGCGTGAAGGTAGGCGCGTACACGGACTGCAGGAAGGTTTCGCCCATGGCGGCGGTGAAGCCGTTCTCACCCTCATCGGCGACCGCCTGGTAGCGACCGTCGTTGGTGCGCTTGATGGCCGTCCACTCCACATCGCCCGTCTGGCGGGTGATGGTGGTGCCTTCCTTGGTGGCGTAGTTCTCAGTGAGGGGCTTGGCCCGCACCTTGTACAGCCACACATAGCGGAACTTACCGTTGGACTTTTCGCTCTTGAAGCCGACCGCAAAATACGGAGGCTTGTCGGCAGCGGAGCGGATCAGGACACCGTTGTCATCGATCTGGTTGCCGAAGATCTGCTCCTGGATGGCCAGCGGAATGTCCGCCATCTTCGTGGTGAAGGTCAGTTCCGGATCGGGATACAGCACATCGAACTCGATGTCGTCAGCGTACTGGATGTCCGGATCGGCGTTCTCAGGGGCGATGCTGGCTTCAATCGCGCCAGCCACCAGCTGGAGATCACCGTAGGTCAGGGTTTCCTCGGTGTCGACCGTCAGCGGGGCGATCACCATGTTTTTGAGTCCGACGGTAGAAGATACGGTCGGAGAAGCGGCAGGATTAGGCATCGAAAATTCCTCCAATTCATCTGTTCTTGAGCTCGTCCCGCAGGACGCGCTTGATTTCGGAAAAGGCCTCATCGGCCCGGGTGTCAAAGGCAGGCCGCACAAAGGGATGTGCCGGAGCCGGGGCAGGCCCGCCGTGCCCAAACTCCACGGGGTTGGCGTAGTACGCGCCATGCTCCGCGTGATGGACGCCGATGGTAATCTGCTTCCCGCCGCCCCGTTTCTGTCTGACTTTGCCTGTGTGGATGGACGAGTGCAGGGTATCCGTGATGATCTTCGGGTCGGTGCTGGTGTTGTGGAGCATCTGTTCCTCAATGGGAACAGCGCCCGCCTTCAGGGCACGGTTCACGCCCGGCCCCTGATCCAGCTGGTAGGCCATGTTCACCATGTCGTTCTGGAGATCATCAAAACCGCGCAGTTCAATGGCCATATTCCTTGTCCTCCCTCCAGACCCATGTCCACTGCACCGTGTACTGCCGGGTGGCCGTGTCGTAGGCGGGCTGGTTGTAACCCTTGTCGGATTCCTCCAGCATGATGAAGCCGTAGGCATACATGGCTTCCCGGATCGTATCCGCCATGTCGGTCGGGTCGATGTCGCTCCACAGGTTCAGGTAGACGAAGGTGCGGAAGCTGGTCACGTGATCATCGTGATGGCTTGCTTCCGTGGTGGTCGTGGAATAAACGCAGTACTGCACGGGCGGATTCTGATCGGGTGAAGTGGCCCGCCAGACCCCGGCGAAAACCGGAATGCCGATGTCAGCCAGAGCGCTCTGTACCTGTTTCATCCGCTCACCCCCTTGGCGATGGAAGCCTTCAGGCCCAGGTAGGTATGCTTGAAACTGTACTCACCGAGGGTGGAGATGTTCCATTTCTCGCCCTGAAAACGCACCCACATGCCGGGCTTGATGTCCTCCCTGTACCGGATGGTGAAGTTGATCACCGCCTCGGTGTTCATGACATCAGCGCTGCGGTAGTGCTGGTTTCCGGCATCCGTCACAGCCGCCCAGACCCGGCAGACCACAACGTCCGTCGGGCTGGGATAGCCGTTTTCGTTGATGGCGTTCTCTGTGTACCCGATCTCAATCTTGTGGCGAAGATCTCCGGGATGCGGATCGCTGTCGAAGTTTTTGTAACCGCGCACAGGTCATCGCCTCCTTCAGAACATCTTCTCCGGATCGCGGTAGGGGTACAGCAGGCTGTCGAAAGCCATGCGGGTCGCTTTGTAGGTGGTCATGTCCGGGATATCCCGGTTTTCGTAGTAGAAGCTGGTCATGAGGATGACGGCCAGCCGCACGGGTTCAGGGACGTCAGGCACATTGCCTTCCTCGTCCGGTTCCGGCTCAAAGGAAACCCGGCAGTAATCCTCGGCGGCAGTCTGGGACTGCTTGATCAGACTTTCGATGTAGCCATCTTCCTCATCATGCTCAATGCGCAGATGGGTTTTGACTTCATCCACGGTGACGATCATCAGGTACCACCGCCCTCGGTTCCCTCAGTTTCCTGAGTCTCCGGCGCGGTCGCTTCCATCAGTCCGGCAGCACGCAGAGCAGCCAGCAGGGCATTGAAGTCTTCCTTCAGCTGCGTATAGGCGCTGGCGGTGCTATCCGCCTGGTAGGCGGCGGGTGTAATGCCATCCGCAGAAAGCACACCGTCGGTAATGGTAAGGCCGCTGCCCACCTTAACGCCGCCAAGCGTATCCGCGCTGGCAGTCGGCAGCGTATAGGAACCGCCGCCTCCTTCACCGGGAAAATTCTCTACTTCTGCACCATCCAGAAAGGTCAGCTTGCCGCCGATGACCCATTCCTCGCCACCATGCGCGGCATAGTTTTTGGAGTTATAGGTATTCGCCATAAGTTATTCCTCCTTGTAGAAGAAGGAGCCGCCCTTGCGAACGGCTCCCATGGTCGTTGAGTTATCAGGACTTCACAGCCAGGCACTTCATGGCCTCAGCCAGCACCAGACGGCCATCCACACGCTGGGTAGCGCGGAAACCGACCTGACCGGTGACGGCGAAGAGCTCATTCAGGCGCTGGAAGGAACGGCCCTGACGATCAGCGATCCAGTAGGATTTGAAGTCGCCGAACAGGATCACCTTGTTTCCGGCGGAGATCTCCGGCATGAAGGGAGAAGTCACGATCCGGTAGTTCAGCAGCAGGTCAGGCTGGCCTTCCTTCAGGCCGGGCTGCCACAGGTACTGCCCCTGGCCGTCCTTCAGCTTCCGGATAGCCTTCAGGGTGCTGTCGTTCAGCAGGAAGACGGACTTCTTCCGGTAGACACTCTTGATGGAGTGCACCAGGTCGAAGATCTCATCAGCGGCGATGGTGGTGCCCGCAGTGGTCACGCCGGTACCCGCGCCATTGGTGGAGTGAAGCAGGCCGGTGGGCTTGCCGGTGCCATTGCCGGTGATGAAGGCTTCCTCTTCCGCAGCGCCGATCCGGCGGGCAAACTCGGAAGCGATGTAGCTTTCGATGTTGAAGACAGAGTCCTGCAGCAGTTCATCGGACACCTTGATCATGGTGGCCACCTTATGAGCGCCGATGGAGATCTGACCGAAAGCGTCATCGCTATCCGGAATGGTGCCTTCCTCATCCACCCAGGACGCGGTACCATGGGAAGCAACGATCGGGATCTTCCGGTCGCCGGAGCTGGTCTGGATGACGGTGCACAGAGAACGGAGAACATTCTCCTCCTCAAGGCCCTGTACCAGGGTGCGCTCGTACTCATCCGGCACGAGATAGCCGCCCTCAGAATCAGTGCCGATCTGCAGGGCGTTCATGACTGCGGGGCTGGCAGCGCGATTCCGGATCATGCCCCAGAAGGCATTATGATATTCATCGGACGCTCGGCCCATCTTCTGGGCAGCGGCAGCGGCAGGCCGGGAAACCAGCGGAACAGCGGTGGGCTGATCCATTTCACGGTCGATCGCGGCCTGCCGCTCCAGCCGTTCGATTTCCTTACCGAGAGCAACAACATCTGCCTCCATCTTCTCGTAGGTGGCGTTGTCCTCAGCGGAGACCATGCCGTCCTCGCCGCGATGGCTGTCCAGGAAAGCCTTGGTCTCGTTCCACAGGTTGGCGCGCTTTTCGCGCAGAGCAAGAATCTGATTCATGGTGATATCCTCCTTCATAATTTCAAAAGCGACAGCCGTTTCATCAGGTCTGCCGCTTTCACTCGGTTATCAGGTGTAACAGGTTCAGGGGTCGGTTCCGGATCGGGCTGATGCGCCGGTTCCGGTTTGGGAAGGGTGGCAATGACCCGGTTCATGAGACAGGCGGCTGCAGCCCGGCGACCAAAAGAAAAGCCCGACACGTTGTCAGGCAGATCCAGTTCACCGGTGTAGAGCACCTCGTCACAGAAGCCGAGTTCTTTTGCCTTCAGGGCGTTCATCCAGGTCTCGCCATCCATGAGCTTCGACAATTCGTCCCGACTCAGGCCCGTCTTGATCTGGTAGGCATTGATGATGGATTCCTTGACTTCATCCAGCAACTGGATGGCCTTCCGCATTTCCTCGGTGTCACCCATGGCCATGGTGAAGGGATTATGGATCATCATCATGCTGGTAGGGCTCATGCATACCTTCGTGCCCGCCATGGCGATGACGCTGGCAGCGGAAGCAGCCATTCCGTCGATCTGCACGGTGACGTCATGGGGATAATCCATGAGCATGGTGTAGATCTGGCTTGCCGCGATGCAGTCACCGCCGGGCGAATTGATATGCAGGGTAATGGGGCCATCCCCGGAGAAGAGCTCTTCCTTGAACATGGCGGGCGTGATATCATCGGAAAACCAGCTTTCCTCGGCAATCACGCCTTCCAAGTACAGGGTGCGGGTCTCATCTTCGTTTTTGACCCAGTTCCAGAAATGACGCATGGGATCACTTCCTTTCGCGTGTTCTCTGTTCCGCTGCCTGCGTTGTATCAGCGGAACTCTGTGCCTTCATGGCGATGGTGATAGGGATCATGTTGCCATTGACCAGATAAGCGTCGCCGCCCTGGTCGGCAGGGATGGGATTCTGGTTTTCCAACTGCCGGATATCGTTGGCGGACATCCAGCCGTTTTGCCGGGCAATGGCGTATCCTTCCATCCGGCTCTTGTAATCACCGCGCATAAGCCCATCCATATTGAACTGCACATAAAAGCGCCCCTTCTCCTGATCGGTGAAGAGAGCGCGGTTCATGGACTGCTCGATGCGGACGAGCCAGGGGCGAATGGTATGAACGGCAAAGTCGATGCTCTGGTGTTCAATGTTCGAGAAAGTGGCGTGTTCCAGATCCCCTACAAGGTGAGGTGGCACCCGGAAGATCCGGCAGATTTCATCCACCTGAAACTTTCGGGTTTCCAGGAACTGAGCTTCATTGTTGGGCACCGCCATGGGCTCAAACTTCATGCCTTCTTCCAGAATGGCCACTCGGTTTGCGTTTGAAGATCCACCGTATGCGCTGTTCCAGCTTTCACGGAGCGCTTTCGGATTCTTCACCGTATTCGGGTGCGTCAGGATGCCGGAAGGTCGTGCGCCGTTAGAGAAAAACTTACTGCCGTATTCCTCAGATGCGATGCCGAGGCCGATGGCGTTTTTCTCCAGCGCGATGGGGCTGTATCCCATGATCCCGTCAAAGCCAAGGCCAGGGATATGCAGGACATCCTCCGGAGATAGCACCACCTGCTCGCCAGTGCTGGTCATGTAGGTATAAGTCAGGATGCCTTTCTTATCCCTGTCCACTGTCATCTTATCCGGCAGCAGCGGATACAGGCCGGTGACCTGGTTCCGTCCGGAACGGATGATCTGACAGTAGCTGTTTCCCCACAGCAGCAGGTGCGCCAGCATGACTTCCCGCAGCACAAACGACGTCATTTCGCTGTTCGGCTCATCATGGAGCAGAAGATACAGCGGATGCTCCGTTGCTTTGCGGTTGCCGTCGGCTGTCGCTTCATACACTCCCAGCGGCAGGCTGGCGACTGTTTCCGAGATGACCCGGACGCAGGCATAAACCGTGGAAAGCTGGATCGCGGTATTCGCGTTGACCGGCTTCCCGGAACCGCTGGTGCCGAAGTAGAAGGTTGGCGCGGCGCTGACGCTGTCCTGGGGCTTGTCCCGCGCACGGAACAGCGCGGTGAAGGGATTTTTCATGCTAATTACCTCCGCAAGCTTATGATGTGGTATACTGAGCATGTGGCAGATCAAGGCCGAAAGGGGCGGGTATGATGAAACAGATTGTGAAAATCATCATTAAAGGTGCATCGGGGTATGGCCCTGTTGATGAAGCCTATAACGATAGACTTACGATAGAATGTAATTCGATCTCATATGAATTGAAACCCG